TCCCAACGCTATTCGTCTTGGCAGACTAAATGGTGGCGGGGCTGTGTTAGTAGACCATGACCCATCAGATCATGTTGGTGTTGTGGAATCTGTTTCTGTTGATGGTGATCGGGTAGGTCGAGCCACAGTGCGTTTTGGCAATAGCGCACGCGCAACGGAAATATTCAATGACGTAATGGATGGTATCCGTAAACACGTTTCAGTTGGTTATCGCATTCACCGCATGGTGATGGAAGATGAAAAAGAGGGTGAGGAATCTTACCGAGCCTTAGATTGGGAGCCATACGAGGTCTCTATAGTTAGTATCCCAGCAGATGCTTCTGTAGGTGTAGGCCGAAACGCCTCCAGCAATCATAAAACATTAATCGAAGTTCAAGAAGTTAAAGAAATTAAGGAACCAATTATGGATACGCCAGTAGTAGAAACCCCGACTGTAGATGTTCGGGCAGAAGTAGAAGCGGCACGCCGCACAGAAGTTGATCGCATTCAAAACATTGAAGCAGCGGGTAACTTGCACAATCAAAAAGAAATGGCTCGTACATTTATCAATGATGGTAAATCTGTTGACGCTTTCCGCGCTCAACTATTAGACACCATTGGAACTGCCCAGCCAGTAATAAAGAAAGATAATGACATTGGTTTAAGCGCCAAAGAAATTCGTAATTTTTCTTTTATGAAAGCAATTCACGCCTTAGCTAACCCTAGTGACCGCCGCGCTCAAGAAAATGCAGCGTTTGAGTTTGAAGCTTCTCGCGCAGCCGCAGATCAAATGGGCAGAACAGCCCAAGGTTTGTTTGTACCATCGGAAGTTTTGAAACGTGATTTGAACGTAGGCACTGCAACCGCTGGAGGCAACACTGTTGCAACCGATCTTCTAGCCAGTTCATTTATTGAATCGTTAGAGAATGCAATGGTTGTTTCTAGCATGGGCGCAACCATGCTCCGTGACTTAAACGGCAATGTAGCTATTCCCCGTCAAACCAGCGGAGCAACAGCCTACTGGGTTGCTGAGTCTGCGGCTGTAACTGAGAGTCAAGCAGCATTTGATCAAGTCACAATGACCCCAAAAACTGTGGGCAGCTTTAGTGATATTTCTCGAAAGCTATTGCTCCAAAGCTCAATATCAATTGAGGGTTTTGTTCGCAATGACCTAGCAATGCGCTTGGCAATGGCGATTGATTTGGCAGCGATTGCTGGCACTGGCTCTAGCAACCAGCCGACTGGAATCTTGGCAACTACTGGCATCGGTGCAAAGACATTTGCAGCGGCGGGTAATCCGACCTTTGGCGAGATGGTTGATGTTGAATCTCAGGTTTCTATTGATAACGCTTTAATTGGCTCGCTAGGTTATATGACTACAGCGGCAATGGCTGGCGCAATGAAACAGAAGGCAAAAGATGCTGGATCTGGTCAGTTTGTCATGGCAAATGGTCAAGTGAACGGCTACAACATGGCAGTTACTAACCAAATGACTGCCAATACAGTTGTGTTTGGCAACTTTGCTGATCTAATCATCGGCATGTGGGGCGGTCTGGACATCAACGTGGATACTTCTACTGGCTCTGCTTCTGGCACTGTTCGCGTAGTTTGTTTGCAAGATGTTGATATTGCTGTACGTCACGCTCAGTCATTTGCTAAAGGCTCAGGCGGTTCATAACCACTTAATCCTTTAAATAGGGCGGGGTCAAACCCGCCCACTTAGACGAGGTTTTTATGCAAATTAAAATTTTAAGTTCAACCGCTGCTAGTGGTGTAGATTTATTAAAGGGAGCTATTGCCGAGGTGAGCGATAGTGATGGACGGGTGTTGATACAGATGGGTAGAGCGGAAGCTTATAGTGAAGCCCCAAAAGCGCCTAAGAAAAAGAGTAAATAAAAATGGCATTTGCTGAGGATTTTTCTGAATTTCTTGATACTGATGATTTTGCTATAAACGCAACAATCGCTGGTTCATCGGTCAGTGGAATCTTAGATGAGGCTTTTATAGAGGTCGCTGGCATTGAAGGCGTTCATCCTACTTTTGCGTGCGCTAACGCAGATGTTCAAGGAGTGGGTCATGGTGCTTCCGTGGTTATTGGCTCTACTACTTACCATGTGATCGGTATTCAAGTCGATGGTACTGGAATGGTCGAGCTAGTTTTAGAGGATCAATCCTAGTGGCTCATGCAAGACAACAAGTTAGAGAGCAGCTAGTAACTACTTTGACAGGATTAACGACAACGGGCAGCAGAGTTTTTGATACCCGTATTTATGTTGACCATGATTCCTTGCCCTGCCTCACAGTTTACGCAGACAAAGACACTGTAAACGAGGATTTGAGCAGCGCAACTAGAACATGGCACAACCTCACTTTGAGAGTTGAGGCAAGAGCTAAGACTAAAAATGGAGTGGAGGATTTAATAGACACTATCTGCGCCGAAGTAGAGACCGCCATTTTTGCTGATAAAACGCTCAATGGAAAGTTAGTTGAGGTCATGCTGGAAGATACTAATATTGAATACAGCAACGAATCTGACAAACCCATAGCGGTAGCAACCTTGACGCTTAATGGTGTTTACAGAGTAAATCCAGCCGCTCCATCAACACTGGCTAACTAGAGGAATTTTAAAATGCTGATGTACAAGGATAAGGCTAGCGTGGATGTTCACGCCTCGCAGATTCAAACCATGAAAAATCGCGGTTGGAGTAATAAAGCACCAACCGCAAAACCAAAGAAAGTAACTAAAACTAAGGAGGCCAACTAATGGCTAATCATGCAGCTACGGCGGGTCTTGTTAAAATTGGTGGAGTCACTATTGGAGAAATCCGTAGTTATTCATTAAATGAAACGGCAGGAACCATTGAAGATACCACTTTAAACGACACCTCTAAAACCTATAAGGCGGGGCAAACTAGCTTCTCAGGCTCTTGTGAGATGTTTTTCGATGAGGGAGATAACGGACAAAATGCGGTCACTATTGGAGCCACAGTTGTGCTAACGCTTTTCCCAGAGGGAGACACTAGCGGAGACACCTTTGCTACTGGAACAGTGGTTGTTACTGAGGTTGGTTTGAGCGCTTCAATTGATGGAATGGTTGAGCAGACCTTTAGCTTTACTGGCTCTGGCGCAGTTGTTTGGGCGACAGTTTCATAGGTTTCACTGGCTAGGCGAAAGCTGAAAAAGTCCCTCCCCGTGGCTCTGCCAGTGAATTTTTTAACGGGGAACTAATTAACGGGGAATTTTTTATGAGTGAAATGTTAGAAGCGGCAAAAGTTCAATTTAGAGAACGAATGAGCGGCAAGTTAAAGCAAGCAGATGTTCCCGAATGGATAGTAAATGGGAAGCCGTCAATTATTTATTATAAACCTTCCATGAATTTCAGAGAGCAAGGTGAGGTTCTAAAATTACACGCAGATAACAAACAGGCCGAAGCAGTGGCTATGACGTTTATTCTACGCGCGTTAGATGAGGATGGTACGAAGCTATTTAAGAAGGCCAATATGACTGAGATCATGACTAGATTTGATCCAGAAATTATTAGCAGGGTAGTTTCTGAAATGGGCGGTGATGATCCTGATGTTGAGGAAGCAACAAAAAACTAAAAGAAGATCATGATCTAAGATTCGCTATGATTTTAGCGGATCACCTCCACAAAAGTTTGGAGGAAATTATGGTCTTACAAACTGATGAAATACTGCTCTGGGCGGCTTACTTGGAAATGAAAAATGGCAACTAAAGATATTAAGATAACGATCAAAGCTGTCAATAATACTAAGAAAGCGTTTAGGGCGGTTACGGCTGGTCTAAAATCCATAGCGCGTGCTGCTTTTTCAATGAAAGCGGCTATCGGTCTAGCGGCTGGCGTGGCTGGTATTGGTTTCCTGATTAAAAAATCTATGGATGCTACTGATAGCATGGCGAAGGTTAGTCGATCTATCGGAATATCGGTTACTGAGTTGCAAAGGCTAAGGCATGCGGCAAGCATTGGTGGCCTAGAGGCTAAGTCGCTAGATAAAGCCATGCAAAAATTAGCAATCAACATCTCAGATGTTGCTAGCGGAACAGGCATTGCTAAAGAAGCTTTTGATAGGTACGGAATATCTTCCACCCACATTGACGGATCGACCAGAAGTGTTACTGACGTTCTAGGCCAAGCTGCCACTGCTCTTGAAACAATGACCAACGAAACAGACAGAGCTAGCTTTGTGTACGACCTGTTTGGTGCGCGTGGCGCTAAAGTTATCAACATGCTTAAAGATG